TCCGAATTTACCCTTGGCATCATACTTCTTACATACCAATTTAGCATATTCGCCCTCTTGGCAGAAGTTCTTACAGAAGTCTTTTGCCGCCAGTCCTAGTTTCTTTTCTTCTAAGTCTCGCGTTCTACTCTCTGGGGCGTTGATGCCTGCCAGTCTTACTCGCTGGTCATTTAACCATACTCCAAAGCCTAGGTCAATATCGACATCTACTGTATCGCCATCCACCCATCTCTGTATTACTACATTATACTCGTACATGTTGTGTTCTCCAATCAAAAATTAAACCATCTCCTTTATCATGCATGATTTTGTAGACGATTTTTCCGTTTTCTTTTCCGACCTTCACCACTTTAGGTTTCGGGCCATCCTCAGTCGCGTATGACAAATGAGCGTTATATAACTCAGTATGCATAGACGATATTAAACTATAATCAATTAATTCGTTTTCCTTCGCTTCGTGTTTAGTGCGAATAGATAACGGCACATCTCCCAGCATCTCCATCTCGTATTCCATTTCCCAATTCCATGAAAACTTCTGGAGCATTGTTTGGTATTGTGTTAAACTAGGATTCTTCTTCCTCGCCATCTTCTAACCTATCCATCCACCTATGTACGCGGTTCATGTTTTTGCCTAGCGTGATATCTGTCCAATCCGACCCTTGACTATGATTGAGAAATTCCCTCATAATAATCATAGTGGCGTGGGCGGATGTAGCGGTTCCTTTGCGAAATCCAATATAATATGCTATATAAAGACCGATGCCAAAAACGGCACAGGCCAACTCTAATCCAATCATTTTAACTCCTCTTCTTAAATTCTTCTACCAGAAAATCCTTATTCTTTGCTAGATAATCTTCGTATGAGAGGAGCGGTTGATTATACGCTTCCCTCTCAGCACAGTTCTGGTGAAATAACTCGTGGCAAAAAGAATCAAATTCTCTGCCCGAATCGTGGTCAACTTCCTTTAGTAAGCGTGTCATAGATTTGCTCCCAATTCTTGACTACTGTAGCACTTCCTGTATAATTTAGGTTGTGTCCATGTTCTATTAGAAATCCTTGGAATCCAAATTTCATACCAGTTTCTACATTGACATATTTGTCTTCTACCCAAGGCGCGCCATAGTATTTATGACTCAATTCCTCTAGGATATCATCCTTGTCAGCTCCACAATCCAAATAGTGATACTCAACAAATGTATCTTCTCCAAATAACTTTTTAAGGTTTTGTGTTCTCAGTTCTTGTGCGTATGGGTCACTATGCAAACTAGTCACCGCGACAAACTTATATCCGTGTTTCTCTGCCAACAACTTCATATAGTGTTGTGCATCCCTCAAAGGGGGCAGAAATCCGATAGCGGCAGAACTGTTGAACTGCCCTGTTAATCTCTGACCTTCGGCGTAACTAACTCCAAATGTATCAGAAACTTTATACTTGAGTTTGTGGTCATCACCAACTGGATTCATTCCGTTGTGTGCCATCCATTGTGTGAAAGAGAATTCCCAATCAAGGCAAACTCCATCACAATCCGTTAAAATTACTTTCTTATGTTTAACCATTTACCACCCACTACTCGCGTGAACATAAGCTTCTGGACAATTGTATTCTCCACAATAACATTGCCCACCAGCGTGGTCAATTCCATCATCGTCAAACTGTTCACAGTATCCATCGATATGTGCTTGTTGTCCAGCATCTAACTGGTCATAGGTAGTGCCTTTGGGGGCACCCATTTTCTCAATCAACTGATTCATAGTTACTGTTAATGCGATTTCTTGTTCTGCCATATTAAACTCCACTCAATTTGATAGCGTACTGATACATAGTCAAAGCATCACTATCTTTTTCAAAACCATATTCACTAGCGAAATCCATTGAAGAAGAACCCATAACTGAATTCGCCACTCCATGTTTCGCAATAATCAAAGCACACTCTTCAAGTGTACCACCAAAAAACGATTCCTTGGTGTTCTCTAAAGTAAATACAAGACCACCCTTCTCTGCGTTTAAATAATCAATTTTGTTTGTTTTCATATTATCTCTCACTTTCTTAATTACATGTATATGATCCCATAATTTAGGGCAAAAGTCAAGCGAAATAGCGGAAAATCCGCCTCTGTAAGCTATTGATTTAACTTGAAAAAGCAGAAAAATTGAAAATAAAATTCACTCATTTGGTCTGTATTTGTCGTAATATCGTCCCCATTGCCATTTTTCGGGTATTTCACCGTCTGCTCTGACTAAATGGGACTTGCCATCGGGTTCTACACACCACCTCATCTTTGGGCGTGCATATGCCTTCTGTCTTATTAGTTCTATGGTATGCGCTTTGTGTGTTCGCCCATACATAGGATTGAATTCACCCTGTCTAGTACCTGTCATAGTCTTCGATATCTTCGCCCTATGCGCCTCTGACAATCCTGTTGAATTGGGGTTACTCTGACCCAGTTTTGCCTGTTTGATGCGTTCTCGACCCTCTGGCGTGTGCCAAGCGGTACGGTCTCTGCATCTATCAACTATGGGTAGGTCTTGGGGGTTTTGTGTGATGACATATTCTCTGACCTTTTCAACGGTAGAGAATTTAATTATCATCTCGCGTGGTTTCGGTACTTCCTGTAGATTATGTTCATCTACAATCCAAAATTCATTCTTCCAACCACCACATTTAAATAAAAAGAATCTACTAGCTCGTGCCATCTTCCCTTAAAAAACTCAACTGGTTATTGTCTGGTACTTCAAGTGTATCTAGTGCCTCTAGTTTATCCTTGAATTCAGCAATCTTGCCAAGTTCATCCTCAATCGTTTGCATTATATCTGGATGTTCTGCAACTCCCACGCTTTTCTGCATCAAAATCTGTACATTGATTTTATGCTTGTTTATCTGACTCTCGAAATAGATTTTTAAAGTATGGGTTAGTTGCTTGGTTAAATCTGCCATTATCCTTCCTTTTTCTTTCTAGGTTTTCTTTTCTTCTTGGGTTTGTTATACTCGGTAATTCCCAATGGTTCCATGAGTTTTTCTAACTTCGGGTACAGTCCAAGTAAAGTTCCATCCTTCACGGCAGTTAGTATCTTTGCCTCTTCTGGATGTACTCCCTCAAGAATCTGTAACCAATTCATTTCTTGTTTCCAAGTAGGCAGATTCTTCATATTAGAAGCGGGGTCTGTAAACTGTTTGATTCTACGCCACTCCATTTGGATAGATGTTGCACCTAATCCATCTGGCGTATCTTCTTCCAGTTTAGTAGTTTCGGGCATCCCTTCTGGTAATCCCCAATCTGGTTTCTCCGCACCTACACCAATTCGCACTATAGGAACTAGTGCTTGGTTAGTTTGTCCCCATTGTTTTAGGCGATTTACTTGTTCGCCAAGGTTTTCTCCTTCAAATACAAAGTCGAAACCCTCATTCATTTGTCTAAATTTTCGCATATTTTACCTCATTAAAATTCGTCAATCACATCAATTAGTTTATCAAGACTGAAACTTGTAAAGTATTTATACATGTCCTCAGCCGACTTATTTAACTGTTTCGTGTATTGGAATACAATCTGTTCCTTTATTTCCTCTGGTGTTTGTGATAAATCCACCATTGTCTTATTTCGGATATAGGCAGCTGCCATTTCACCTGTTACCCATTGCTCTGGTTTTTGTGTCTTCCATTCAGCAATAAGTGTTTTACGAATAGGTCTCTGTCTTATACCCTCAACGAATGAATTATCTTCACTCATTATGTTTGGAACACCATCGCCCTTGTCTCCGCGTATAATGTGTTCCCTCAATATCGCTTCAGCGGGTTCTTTAATCTTCACGAACCTCTTTTTAAGGGGCGAAAACTGTACAACATTTTTCCATTTCTGCAACTGTTGGAAATCGTGGTCACCAGATACAATGAGTAATGGTCTAGGCGATTCAAATAATCCTTCCTGTACCAAATCATTAGTCTGACTCCACTCTGCCAATGTACCAATTACATCATCTGCCTCTGCACCCTCAACATCTATAACTGGATACGGCATGTGCTGTTGTAACTCTTGTTTAACTAGTGAAAGTCCTTCAAAGATAGAAGTCCAATCGTACCCACTATCCTCGCGTGTTTTCTTTCTACTCGCCTTGTATTGGGGAAATACTTGTCTTCTCCAATATCGCCTGTTATCACAAGCAATTACTAGGTCACCATACTCCTCACCATACTTTGTTTTATAACTCCGCAAAGTATTGAGTATCATATGCCGAACCAAGTCTATGTTAATATCTGAATCTTTGGAACCATTGAGTTCCGCCATTAGATTACTGATACTGATTTGGTTGTAATCAACTATAATCATCTTCGGACTCCTCACCCTTCCAGACAAATCCAAGGTCATCATAATAAACACCGCGTTGGCGTTTTATGTTCCCATCACTATCATAGGCGGGGGCGATGCTTCTAAAGGTTACTTTCCTTTCTTGGTTTTCACCAGCAAACATATCCGTCCATGTACTACTCTTTAGATAGTTTTCCATAGCACGGATATAACTAGCAACTGATTCGTGTTGAGCAATTGCACCTTTCACATTTGCTCTCATCTGTCGTTTAAGTTCGGGTAACTTTTCTTTGTTCACCTTTATCCATTGTTTCACATTCTTGTAAGAGAATGTATCCTCATCTGGCAATGCCAGAACATTTGGATGAACATGTTTAAGTTTAGGCGGGTTCTTTTTCAAACGCGCCTCCCTTGCTTTCGCCAACCTTTCAGTCGCTGCCGCCTTTTGTTCCTCAGTCATAGGCTTTCGGCGCCTACGCTTCGGTTTGTCTGGACGAAAATCGTCCTTAGTAATTCTTGCCATTATTGGACTCCTTGTTTATCAGCTATATATGATAACACAAGTCTAGTCCAAGTGTCAAGCGTTTTTTATGCTAAAGCGCCAACCAAAGTCTTTTCTGATACTCCAGTTTTGATATTTCCTATCTGGTCAACCAATAAAGTTCTCCATTGCTCTTTCTGTGTATCAAAAACAGTCAAATGAGTTTCTTTAACTGGGGCAGGATTCTTTACTTCTGGAATCTTACTCGGAATCAATGTCGCGTGGACATCCCTCTTCGTACCATCTTTCTTGGTATAACTGATAATTGCTTCCTGTTCTACCAACATGTCACTAAGTTGTGACCTACTATATTTCACATTATTCATAATATTCTCCTATTCATGATTTCATTGTACATCCGCTCTGCGAATACTTTATGACATTGTTCATTGGGATGACCGCCAGGCATTTCACCAATGTACATGTCGTTACTTTCGGGGGTTAGTGCCCTAGTTTGCCTCGAAAAGTAATTTCTGTATGGGTGACCATCATATTCTTTCAAACTTATCACCGCATTATATAATTTGTTAAACTTCTTACTCATGTTAGATTTCTTTACATATCTAAACCATGTCAAATAATCTTTATCGTTCCCTTGATATTCTTCTGTAGTTTCTAATAAAAGCAAGGGGATTTTTTCCATTTTCTCCAGCATCACATCTTCAGGCAACTCTGTTATTTCTTCTAACTCCCTTTTGATATATGAACACATTGTAAACGCTTCTAGCATATCAACAATCAAATGTGGTATATTGTGATATGTAAACATGTTGTGCAAATATAAAACATGTCTTAAATAATCAAAGAAGTTATGCATCTGGTCATTGAGTAAAAAGAATCCTGTCAATTCTTCTCTCATATCTTTATAATGACTTTCAAGAAGGTCTCCATTCCCGAAACTGTTTAATTGATGTTGTTCACCCCAATTCCAATGACTGTATTCTTCATATCCGCCACCCATATCGCTGGCAGGCCCATATATTCCACCAGTAGCCCAATCAAAAATAGTGGGCGTAACCTTTGTTGGATTCCACCTCTTTAGAAAATCGAAACTGATAGGTATCTGAAATCTGCTAGGTTCAGTCATCTGTATGACCGCGAGAGATACACTATTCTCTAGTAAATAGTCTTGTGTTGTTCTCCATATACGCCAATTAGAACCACCACCCCTAGAAAGGTTCTTTGCTTCCATTTCTAACATCTCAGCAAGTATAGTAGACCATCGATGTTTATTTCTATAATCTGTATCACAATGTTGATACTTATTACCATCCTCAAAAGTTCTGGTCTCTTCTCCTAACTCAGCGCCAAGAGTAATTGAACAACCATTTGTCAAAAGTTTGGGCATATAATCTACCTTATAAGATTCTGTCGAATGTGAGTCTAACTGTTCTTCCACCAGCAGCATAATCTGGTATCACCTCAAAATTGTTATCAAAAATATCATCTATATCTAACATTATATAAAGATTAGGTGTAGCATATACACCAAACTTAAAACTGACAACACTAATATCATCAATTGGTCTTGCATCAAAATCTAATCCCTTATCAAATTCTCCTAGATACTCCAAAGCGGTATCCCATTGGATACCACCACTAAACCGTCCAGATGTCCAATAACTTAGTTTAGTCTTATATCTAGGTATTCTAATATTATCTGTTTCTGTGTACTCAGTATACACGAAAAGAGACCCATTGTCAAGCAAAATTTGGTCTTGATAGCGAATTCCATGTGTGGAATATTCCCCAGAATTAACATGTTGATAACTGGAATAGTCAAAATCTATACCTTCCTCAAATTCATAGTAGTAAATGGACACATCCTTGTATCCAAATTCTGTGCCAATACCCTCTTCTGGTTGTAGGTTAGGATTTGCTCTAACCCAACTATCACCCCTTTGTTCATATAAATTGGGCAGTCTGTAACTATTTGCAACTGAAAATCTAAATTCTCCGCGTTGTAGTCCAATTCTTCCAATGTGTTGTTCTGCCATGGCAGCAGTACCTTCTAAAAACTTATATCCAATTCCAATGAAATCATTTTCCCAATTCCAATAAACTGAATACGAATCTCTACCTGTTACCTCGTACTGCTCATTCTCTGCTGTTACTCCTAGCACATGACCATATTTTTTGTACATAGTGAAATCAAGATAACTTCTTTCTGACTCCATTATATACCCTGTATTATGTTCCGCTTGGTTTCTGGTATGTCCCAAGACTAAATGTTTAGTTCTAAGTGATAGAGTATCTTTCTTACCCTTAACATCACACATCCAATCTTCCCACTCGTTAGGCGGTAACATCCACCAACATTGGTCATAATCAGAATCATAGTCTATAGTCTCCACATTTATCTTAGCAAACTCATTCGCGTAAGCAAACTTTACTGTGGTGTTTTCATACCAATCCAACTCATTATTATATGTCATGGCAGAACCAGTAGAACCGTTGTAATGGGCAACCTGTACACCTACTTCATGTGCATTGGGATACCACTCATAACTAGCAACTAGTAAAGACTCATGTTCACCAAATCTGGCGGACAGATTTCTTTCAAAGTTATCTTCTATGAGAACAGCACCCGCCATAGAACCACTACCATATTGGACACTATTGGGCCCAGATATTAGTTTTATGTTTTGAAATGCTGGTAAATCGTTACCAAAGTCGTACCACCCAGAACTGGGGTCATTGACAGGCACACCGTTTTTATATACTGCGGTATGTTTTGAATCAGTACCATTTAATTGTATACCATGAAATCCACCTAACCCACCAGCGACATATCTTTTGGTGTAATCAATACTCTCCAAAAGGTTATTATCATATGTTGGGTCACCGTATCCATTATATACTTTAGAACCGATAACAATAGTCTCTTCTACATCTGCATAGGCGCCGAGACTTAGCATCGCCAATGCAATCATCATTATATTTTTCACTTTACTCCTGTGATTTTTTCTTATCAATTAACCATTCCAATTTCTTTTTATCGGTATCGGAAAGGTTCTCCATTCCAGAACTAGTCCCATACTTGTCCTTAACCCAATCTTCCATCTCTGGTAAAACATCGGTAGGCATTGGTGATGGTTCTTCTTCTGGTATTATTTGCTCTTCAACTACTGTTTCATCAACTGTCATTGGTGTTATGAGTTCTCCTTGCCTTTCCTTCCAACTAAGGTTGGCGGCAAGTACTAACACAATCGCCAATGGGTCAAATACAAACACTAGTAATAAAATAAGAAGTGTAACGGCATTATCCACCGCACCAGCACCGCTGTTACCATAGAGCAACTGGGCAACATATTTAATCGGGCCAACTTCTTTTTCTATGTCCCTTACAATAGATTGTTTATCGAACAACTCTATATTGTACTCATCAATCTTTTCGTATGCACTATCAATTCTTTCTTGTATAGTGTCAATTTGTTCATCTCTGGATGCTTGGTCATCAGCACCCTGTTCTCGTAATTTGTTTATCTCTCTGTTCGCACCATCAATGGTGTCCTGTACAGAACTTCTATAATCTTTTATCTGGTTACGATATCCAGCAATCTGGGTCTCTGCGTATCCCCTCAATTCGCCCATCTCCAGAGCAATCCTATCTCTCTCTGGTTTCTGTTCCTCGCGTACTTCTCTACCCTTCGCTACATTATCAACTACTATGTCTCGTTGAAATGCGCCTGCATCCTGTGTGGTTGTCCCTTGGTCTGTGTATGACTTCACTATGGCATCAAGGGCATCTAATTCAGTCTGTTTCTTACTTAAATCTGACTCTAATCCTTCGCGTATCTTTGCAATTTGATTCTCTGCATATTGTACATCATCCTGTATTCTATTCCATGCTGTATCTCGTATCTCTTCCTGTTGTTTGATACTCTCTGACACATCTAAAGTACCACCAGATTCTATTCTGGTTACTTGTTCCTCTGCTGTAGTGATTCTTAGGTTCTCTCGTTGTATAAGGTCTTCTATTCTTTCGACTTGTGCTACTGCGTCACCTGTAGACGCGGATTGGTCTAAATGTGCTTTAGATAGAAACCCAAATATACCTATGGATGTAATAACTGATAGTATAATCACGGCGGACACCATGTAACTTCGCATCAAGAAAGAAGTCTTCTTCCAATATTGGTACACCCACGAAGCAGTTACAAGTTTAGCAATTTCCAATACTATACCCATAGCAAGTATAGACTGTGGTAATCCACTAAAGATTGCCATCAATCCAACAATCGAGAAGTAAGCGGCAACTGCCGATACTGCGAGTGCTGAGAATAATAATCCTATTAAGTGTCCCATTCGGGCCTCCATTCTACGGGCTCAAAATCTGTCAAGTAACTAATTCTTAATCTAATGTGTATCATATCATTTAAACAATTGGGGTCTTTGCGTTGTTGCCATTGTAACAGGAATTCCTGTATCTTGGCAGGAGCCCTTTGGTCAAATTCTGCAATAGTCTCTTTCCTCAGTTCACCTTCGTACTCTTTAACTATCTTAGAACTACCATAATATTTTTCATACAACTTCTCAGGCTTGCATGAGTAACCTATATAATATCTCCCATCTGGAAAGTATGTACAATAAACTCTATGAGTCTTCGGTACTTTCTTTCTGGATGATTTTCGTTTTCTTTTCGTTCCATTCATAACCATCTGGTAATTCCTCACTTGTGGAATTACTATTTATGGTCTTTTCAGAACCCCATAATCTGTCCCATGCCTCTTCCTTGGGTACATCCTTGATTGTTGGTTTCTTTCTGTTGTAATTTATTACTTTCTTTTTATTCTTCACGATTAAATACTCCTAACCACATTTTCCCATTTTTGCCTGGCACCTTATTCTCATCTCTTCCAAGATAAAATGTAAAGTCTTCGTTACCAAGTACATCTTTATAGTCCCAGTATTTATCTAACTTCATGGGCGTTGTTTCTATAGCTCTTACGAAATCGTCTTTACCAGCGGCCAAGTGTATCTTTAGAGGATGCTTGATACCTTTATCTGGCCATGCATTACCAGTTGTATTAAATAGTTCTTCACCAATACCATTTCCGCCTATTAAGACAGTAGGCCCTGTCTCAACTATTAATGTATCTGGTTCCGACTTATTGATAATTAATTCCAGTAAATGAAAAGGACTATGCAAGTGATACAATAATCCCATACATGTTACTACATCAAATTTATCTACTGTTGTGTTGTAGTAGTCGTTAGCAGTACCTCTGAAAGTGGTTTTGCCAAATGGGTCTACTGTTTCCACATGACTCGCACCAGCATTTTTAATGCAGTCGGTAATCCTAAAATTCAATGCACCAAGTTCCAAGACACTTTTGCCCTTGACTAAAGGAAAAACTTCATTTGTTAAAAAGTCTTCGTAATTCATATTATGCTTCTCCGTAATTGCGGTATGAATACTTTCTAATCAACGCCTCAGGCAAACTCATCGTATCCACACTATGTTCCAGAAGTCTTTCATGAAGTGTCTGGTTTCTTGACTGAAACAAATTGTAATTGTGTTCAACCATTTCTCTAATTCCATTTTTATATTTTCTACAGTTATTAAAAAATTCCAATATTGCTTCCGCGAGGTTATCTCTAAGTGACCCGAAATTCATGTTTGGTATAGATGGTATGAACTCTAAAAATGTTTCATAACCCATATTCCTTAGATGGGGATAAGCTTCCCATTGTCCTATCAATATAAATGGATGTTTGTTGATTATAGGCATAAATGTTTTTTCTGTCAGCCATGGAATGTAGTCTTCATTGAGATAATGTGAACCTTTAAATTCCGTTTCCGATATCAAACTAAAGAGGGTATTTTCATAAGTTTTAAAATCATATGGGAATCCAGTATAGTGATAATTTCCTTCATTGAAAGCAACCCTGCCATCGATATCAATATCTCTTTCATACTCTCTAAGAGTTTCACACCCACTCCCTATTAGTTCATGACATGCTTGGTCAATGTCATGCCAGTATGGTGTATTCTTTTCTGGTAATCTAAATCCGTAATCAAATTTTTCCAATAAACCACTCTTTATTAAAACATCCAACATTACAGTCCTATGCGGTCTGTACAATTTGCCTGGCTTAAACAATGCCTTACTCGCGTCACTATTCCAAGAGTTCGCATGTGCATGACCATCATATAAGTGCCTTAAAAATGTTTGGTACTCAAACCACTCTATCCTATCAAATCCCATCTTTGGTGAGGCAGTCATATTTGTAAGAAAAAGTAATTTCTCCTCTGGTCGAAACCCATACTCTACCATCATATCATATATTGTTTGTTTGTAACGAGAAAGTTCAAGACTGTCTTCAACTCTTTCATTCAAATAAAATATCAACATTGAACCATCTGATACATTCAACCATTCGCGGAACTCCTTTTCTGGTGGAGGTAGATTTACAAAACTCCGAGTGTCTTTCGGTAAGTTGAAATGCCCATAGTTTAATAAACCTAGACTATGTGTAAAATTCATTAAGCACTAGGTAGGAATATCCAGACCTCTCCTGTTAACCACCATATAATAAAAACGAATGGTGATGTTATTATTATGATTCCTATAATCTCAACTAGTAATCGTTTCCAGAAAGGCAGAGTATCTTGCCATTCTCTGTAGGGTTCCATCTTGTCATATAACCATTTACTAAATCTTCCCACGATATCTCCTTTCTACTCCTTTGTAGATAAACATTCTCCACCAAGGCATTCGTCTTGGCATTTTCTTCATTGTGTATTCCCACAATTGCCCTCCAGCATCTTGGTAAACACAATGGTATCCTCTCCACCGCCTACTGGCAACTGGAATAATCTTACCTTTAAATCCTTCTAATATGTACCTCTTAAATGAGTAATACCAACAATTAGAATATGGTATAAATGGTAGAATAGGCAACATGACTATCCCCAAAAATATCAACCATATTGTAACTAGTTTCTTCAGAGTCTTGCCATCCGCCATAAATTAAACTTCCACTTATAGTCATCACCATTCTTGATGTAACTATCTCCTTGTTTCGTGTAAAAATATTGTTCCGTAGTAGGAACTGCCCCTCTTTTGGGGTCTAGGTTATCTAAGTTTGCCATCAATCGTCTTGAAAAGGGAATCTCCTGTGAGAATATAATTTCCCCCTGTGTCATGAGTCCTGTAAAAATCATCATCAATTGTATCTTCTGTAGGTCTGACCATGATGTTGTGCATATGTACAACTCTCCACCCTTGTTTAAATACTCTGGTGAATTCTTGACTGCTTCACAGATTAAATCTGACCCTGTAGTATCTGCTGTTGGCACTCCTTCTGGAAACCAACCTGTCATCTCCGCGACTCTCCTGTCTACTCCAGACACATCGCAACAAATGACATCATATTTACCTGTAACATTTTCAAAGATATCACTCTCAAATACTTCTATATCTACATCGTTCTTCTCTGCGTTTATCTTTGTGTATTCTATATGTTTATCGTACACATCGGTGGCAGTTACAGACTTAGCACCATTCTTTGCAAAGTATATTGATAGTGGGCCAACACCACATCCAAGGTCTAACACCTTTTTGCCCTCTACTGGTACTCTTGGGGCAGTCAGTTCGCTAACTGTAGTCGGTCTGAATACAGTCTCATCACATTCTAATTCGTAACCATAGAAATCAACTATCATTTTTAATCCTTATCGATATCATTTTTGACTCTGGGTATGAAGTTATCTCCCACCCTGTTTTATCTATAAACTCATCTACTGCTTTTTTGAGTCCTTCCCATTGCGTATGGTTGTAATCATCAACAACCAATACATTACCATCAACAGCAACCTCACTCCAGTACTGAAGAATATCTCTGGTTTCCTCATAACTATGTGAACCATCATAAAACATTATATCGGGACTGACTACTGGATAATCATAACCAAATTCCCATTTATCATCAATAAAGGTTATGTCCCTACCCAGAATATTTCTATGTATCTCATCAAACTGTTCTTCTGCTGTACTTCTATTCGCATCACGCATTGCCTTGAAATTGTCATCTAGTCCCAACATCTCGACTATTTCATCTGAAGGCCCTGTCCAACCCTCACACACATCCATTGTTAGTATGTGATGGGGTACAGTCCTCAATGCGTCATCAAAAGCAATAGCACTTTTACCATATAGGGTTCCTATCTCAAACACCTCAACATAATCTCTGTTAAGGAACTCTGAACAAATCTTCTCTATGGCATCATAGTCACCATCCATCATCCATCCGCGTATGTCATTTTTTTCCATGCTCTATTACCTCTAGTATTTTTTCTGAAATATATTTGTTTTGTTCTGCGCCTGTATGCATCAAGTCTCTGGCTAAGTTTTCCATTCCCTGTTCGCCAAACTTTGAAGGAGCGCCGTCTGGAATATCATAAAATTTAGAACCAACTCTAGAAGATACCATTTCTATAGCGTCTATGTTTTTTTGTCTATTGATATTTAGGTTGTCTTCGCTGGATACCCATTGAGAATAAAAGTCACCGAAATTAATATGTTCTGTTTTTGTATTATCATGTGCCGGCAAAAAACTATGCCAGTATTGAAAGTCAGGCTCCAATGGCGTGACTTTCATTTCAAACCTATATTCTGATACAACTTTGTGTATAACAATTTTTGGTTTTAGTATTGGTATCCAATAAGACCCAAGTCGATAACATGTATCATTTGACCCTCCAATAACGGCAAGATTACACAGATTCATTCCCAATGCTTCTGATACCAAATATGCCCAAGTTTTTTTAAGAGGAAGTCCAACGCCAACAGTATGACTGCAACCAAGAACAACTATATTATTATTGGACTCAGAAAAAGGAGGCGACCTAAACCCATATTCATTCATATCATATGTTATATCAACACCTTCCCATTGTTTCATGACTGTGGGATGTTCTAAGACATTCTTCTGATAATTCTCAAAGGAGTCTGTGGGCAACCATTTGGGTGATGTGTTTCTTAGAGCATACATACTTCCATCAATTTCCATCAATGCATCTCCATTTCTTGTATAGTTCCAGTTTCATCAAATACTTTTCTATTATATGACTCGTCAATTGTCATGATAGTATTATACATATCAGACGCCATGTCATCAACGGTCTTTTTATAAAAACTTGGTGCGAGACAACAATAAATGCCATCTTTGTGTAGAGAAAACATTTTCATAAGTTCCACATTCATAAGTTTCAACCCAATGTATAGTCTAAACTGGTCAGCATAATCCCTCAACTGTTCTGGGTAATCTTTATTCACGCGGATGAATCCTGTCACAACCATGATAACTTTTGGGGATTTGGATTGTTTCTGCATGATATAGTATGGCAACTGGTGATTGGTGAATAGAGTTTGATTCCATTGGTTTATGTCTATAATCCCATCCTCAAGATTATTAGGTAGAGCCCCACCATTTTGATTGAATACAATCAAATCAAAATCATCCTCCACAGTTTCAATCGAATCCATACCTCTAGTATCCCAACTGCCACTAATCTGAGTAATCTCATAGTTTTTTGATAGGTGTTTTGATAGTTTCAAACCTACCCCATGTCCACACCCAACTAACAATGCTTTAGGCAATTCCATATAATCCCTCACCGTTAAATATTTGTTGCATGATTGGTTTCTGTGTTTCACTCAAGTTACAACTACCCACACAAGTCAAACATTTTTTATCTTCCCAATTTTCGTATACCCATCTGAATGGGTCACTATCTAGTATTTCTTTTAAAGACCACTCATTTAAATCTATCTTTTTATCTTTAAGAATATGATTGACCTGTGCCTTGTGATATTGACTGTTGTGTCTTGGATAGTGTCGCATATGTCCAAACATACAACAAGGCATCACTTCTCCCTTATGAGTCACTCTGATTTCCATACCATCTCGCAAAGAAAAACATTTTATTTCACCAACCGTATCTTTATGCCATGTCTCTACCTGTTCTTGTATCTCAGTATAGATGATGCGGTTCGCCTTAGGTAGTGGATTTTTAATCTGTTCTTGATTAATCGGTTCTATTTCATATATAACATTATAATCCGCATCTTTGACCAACATATTACTACCTTCAAATCCTTCTGGTAGTTTTATATTTACTCTGTCAAATCCCAAAGTGTCAGCAAAACTCTTGACCTCTTCGACTTGATGTTCATTGTGTTTGAAAGTTAAAAAGTCCCAATGAGATTTGGCACCAGTAGACATATATGCACTCACATTTTTCATGAGTTTATCCCACTTCACATTTCTCCTGTAAATGTGATTGGTATCTTCCAGACCGTCAATTGAAAAAACCACCCACATATCATGTCCAACAAAGAGGTTGCCAAGTTGAGTCCAGAACTTATCGTTCTTCATGCCACCGTTTGTGTTTATTTGTATCCGCGTATCTGGGTTGATATTTATTGTGTGTTCTAGTATCTCAATCAACTGTGGATTGGTACAGGCGTCACCGTAGTCACCACTATAAGTCCAAAACCTTACTTGTTTTATAAAGTCTTCTGAAAAGTATTTTTTGAACTTCTCTAATGAGATATATCCAACATCAATTTCTGGGTTAACATTGGTTGACATGTCAATATATCTTGGACACCACGGACAAGCGGCGTTACATACACTCGACACCTCTAAATTTACATGTGTAATGTCCTCATACTTCCACATCACATCTTCCTAACAATGACTCCAGATTTCTGTAGGAATTTTATTCCATCTTGTGTTCTATAATCGCTCTCGTAAAAAACTGATATAATACCAGATTGGTATATTAATTTAGAACATTCTAGACATGGTGCGTGTGTGGTATATAATACAGCACCCTCAGAACTTTCTGAAGACTTTGCTACTTTAGCAATTGCGTTTGTCTCTGCGTGTAGTACTTCTGGTTTAGTTTTTAACTCTATGACATTGCCTGTCAATGCACCTCGTTTACTTGGATATTCACAATTGTTATCCCACCCAGACGGCGTACCATTATATCCTATAGATATTATTCTACTTTCTTTCACCAGAATTGCACCAACCTTTAATCTTTTTGCTGGTGACAATCTTGCATATACTTTTGCTGTTTGCATATGCGCTCTATCAAATTTATCCATTACCAATCCTCAATAATCTCTTCTTTATCCCAATCCTCCTGCTCTAGTTCTTCTTCAAGTTCTAGGTCACTACCACAAAATGTACAGTATGTAATACGGTAATGCGAGTCTGCCATATCATACTTTACCCTGTAAACAGCGTCACACGAGATGCACTCTACTAATTTTGAAGGTTTCGACATTATACTGCAGCTGTCCCCCAAACATCATCCCACTTCCCTTGAAGCGCCCCCCTCGCATAATCGGTTGCTCTATTTTCAAAGAAATTTGTGTGTGTAGGTGCGTTAATCATTTCCTCTACCCATAGTAGCGGATTGCGTTTTACTTTAAATATTCCTCTCATACCCAAACTAATCAATCTCCTGTCAGCAATGTATCGAATATATGTTTTAACATCTTCTGGTTTTAAATTCTCCATTGGGCCCATAGCAAATGCAAGGTCAATAAATTTCTCTTCTAGTTCTACCATGTTCTCAGCGATAGTGTATATTTCTCTTTTGAGACTATCTTTCCATAGTGTTCTATTTTCTTCTATGTATGTCCTAAACAACTTAATCATAGACTCAGCGTGCATAGTTTCATCCACAATAGACCATGTAATAATCTGACCCATACCTTTCATCTTACCATGACGCGGAAAGTTCAATAACATAATGAAAGAACTAAACAACTGCATACCCTCAGTAAATGCACTAAAGGCGGCGATGTTAGTCGCAACACTTTCTTTAGTTCCATTTGCCTTCGATAAATCCATGAAGTACTCATGTTTGTCTGCCATCGCTTCATAGTCCAAGAATTCACTATATGTAGACTCTGGCATTCCAAGAGTTTCAATTAGATGTGAGTAAGCGGCAACATGCAATGCTTCTCTAGCGGCAAATCCAGATAACATCATTCGTATTTCTGGTTGCGGAAAATATGGCAGATAGTTAGTCACATATCCATCTGCCACATCTATGTCACCCTGTGTGAAGAATCGAAATATATTAGTAAGAAATGCTTTCTCTTCTTGTGATAATCGTTCTTTCCAATCTTTTACATCTTCTGCCATCGGTACTTCAGTATGCAACCAATGAGATTGCTCATGTTTCAACCACGCCTCGTATGCCCAAGGGTAGTTAAATGGTTTAAAATATTCTCTTTTACTTGTTAAATCTTGTTTTGGGCTCATTAGTTCTCTCCAATATCTTCCTGTCTTATTTCTTTAAATGCCCATTCTCTTTCTTTACACCACCAGCAATTATTACATCTGCCCCTGTCTAATTCGGTACAACTATGAGTAATAGGCGCAATCTCATTCGCTATACCTAAGTCAAATCCCAACTGCACTATCGCATCTTTTGTCAATTCAGCAAAAGGTTGACTTAAATGTTTATGTTCTTCTGTCTTAACAAATCGGTCATTGGGTAGAGGATACCCCTCTGGCATGAAAGACCTTTGATTAGGCGGATACTTATTCACCGCACTAAACAAATGTTCTGCCAATCCCTTATTCCATATCTCATAACCACCACTAGTAACATAATCAGATGGATTATCAGATGATATATCCCCTACGATGGTTGTCTTCGTTAGGGCGTGTCCTAGACGGTTTGAAGACCATTCTAAGACCTTATTTGCATAATGTTCCGCGCCATCTATCTTTGGTACGGTAAAGGGTTCACATTCTTGATTGCGTTCAATACATATGGATTTGACCATGTACCATAGAACGGCACTATCCCATCCACCACTAACTAAAACCGCAATCTTCTTATTTAGTGGTATGTCTCTTTCTAACTTAACCCTCACAAGCAACACAGTCTTCACCATCTATCATACTCTTGAAATCAATTTCTTTGATTACTTCTCTTTCAATGCGTTTCGATACCTTGTCTGCTTTCCCTAACTTCTCAGACCTACAGTAGTACAAAGTTTTCATACCTTGTTTCCACGCTAGATAGTGTATTGCATGTAAATATTTAATGTTAACATCTGGTCTAAAGAATAGATTAACTGACTGTCCTTGGTCAATCCATTCTTGTCTAGTAGATGCGTGTTCGACTACCCATCTCTGGTCAATTTCCATAGCAGTCTTGTAAATTTCTTTCTCTTTCTCATCAAGACATGTTACATGTTGTACTGACCCATCGTTGGCAATTATCGATGACCAAATTTTGTCATAATCCAACCTTTTATTCTTCTCGCATTTATCTTTAATGATAATATCCAGATGCTTGTTCTTATTGAGATGCGCTCCAGAAAGTGTGTCTTGCCTGTAAGCGTTTGCACGATAAGGTTCAATAGACGGCGAGGTGTTTCCCATAATAATAGAAGAACTAGCATTAGGAGCGACAGCCATAACATGACTAAATCTTCTTCCTGTCCCCTCCGCATCAATAGCTTCCCCTCTTTCTTTGCCCAGTTCAAAATTTGCTTCATCAAGTTTTCCTCTTATTAATTTAAACATTCTTATATTAGTGGATTTCGCCATGAACCCCTCAAACGGAATACTGTTCTTCTGTAGGTAAGCATGGAATCCTAAAGCACCAATACCTATACTGCGTTCTTGTTTAGCAGAGTAAACTGCCCTAGAAACTGTAGGCGGTGCGTTATCAATGAAATACTGTAATACATTATCTAACATCTCTGCGACATCTTTTAAGAATGTAGTACTCTTTGACCATGCATCATAGTGTTCTAGATTTACAGACGATAAACAACATACAGCAGTTCTACTTTCATTCGTAGGTAGAATAATCTCTGAACAAAGATTAGACTGATTTATCTTTAATCCCTTTTCCTTTAACCAATCTGGCATATGTCTGTTACTAGTGTCAACAAAATGTAAATATGGTTCACCTGTCTCCATACGCATTTCAAGTATCTTCTGCCACAATGCTTTTGCCGATACTGTCTCGCGTACTTCTCCTGTATGTGGGTCTGCTAAATTCCACCTATCATCAGCATCTGGGTCTGACATGCATTTTTCAATCATCTCCATGAACCTATCACTAATATTAATACCGTGATGTAGGTTTAGACATCTGAGGTTTTGGTCTCCTGTTGGTTTACGCATTTCGAGAAACATTGTAATATCGGGGTGACTAATGTCGAGGTAAGCGGCATAACTGCCCCTTCGTGTCTTACCCTGTCTATAGGCCAATGAACTTGAGTCGTAGGTTTTGAGATGTGGCAAGACACCAGTAGACTTATCATCACTAGCTCTGATACCAAACCCAATGCCAACACCCCCACCAAGCATACTAAGCCAATTTGTTTCCGATAGATTTTCAACTAATCCCTCCGCTGTATCGTTAATATAATTTAAGAAACATGATATGGGCAATCCTTTATTCGACCTACCGAAAGATAATATCGGTGTAGAATAAGATAACCAATGTTTACTCGCGTAATCATACAATCGCTGGGCATGTTCATCATTTGATGCAAATGCCTCACTTACAAAAGCAAACCTTTCTTGAGGACTTTCTTCTTCCTCTTTCATGTAACTTTCTTTTAATCTTTGTAGTCCCAGTTTATCAAATAACTGGTCTCTCTCTAAATCTATTTTTATTCCTGCCATTCTAGTTCCTTTTTCCATCTCTCTACCATAGCCTCATGAAAGTAGAGGCCTGGGTGCATTAGGTCTCTTGCTAATGCATATTTTGTATCTTTATTTTCTTCCCAATCCTTGTATCCTATTTCGTTTCTTTCTAATGCGGATACGAGTTTAAATTGAACCTTATTCATGTCACACAATTCTTTTATTGCCATTAAGTTCTTGCGTCTGTTCAAATATCTCTCAGTTTTACTCTGGCATAATTCCTGTTGCCAATCCAAATCTGACCAGAACCCAATGCAAGTATTCCACTCTTCGTTGTTCTCATCAATATACCAAGTCTCTCTTGCTAGAGTACTATTCTCTAACATAAGAACTGCCTTGGGTTTTATTACTGGCAACCAAGTCAAAAGAGTTCTGAAACTAGTGTCTAGTCCTGTAGTACATAGTCCTAAGTTCCACACCTTCTTCTGTATACTTTTCTCCAGTAGGGATGTCCATGACATATCAGCAGGCAATCCTGTCCCATATGTAAAACACTCACCTATACCCACATAAGAATCTCTGTCTTCATGAAACTCATCGCATCGATACCCATAACTATTCAAGTCATAGAATATCTCTGTGTCTAACCAACCATACTTTATAAGTTTCTCTTTCTGGTTCTTTAGATTAGACTCGAAAGCATCAGCACTATCTGTAGAACTCCATTCTACTCTAGTTGCTTCTTTTAATCTCCTATTCCAAGGGAAGGCATAAGGAATCCTTTCCTTTACCTTCTCTATATCAGAATTCTCATCTTCTGCCTTTGCGAGGGCAACCGCTAACTGATTAGATATCACTTTGTTTTACCGCCTTTGCTACATCTGGGAAATGACCTTCAATAATATTCCAACACAATTCAGCAATCTCTGAGTGTTCTTTTTGCGTACCGTTGGTTCGCCTCAGTTGACAATAATGAATCCAAGAGCGTAGTGTACCAGCCATGTAAATCGTACTCATGGTATTACCTTCTGGTAACACCGCTCTTGCTTGTTCCTTGGCAATACCTTGTTTCAAGGCCCACTCATAAGACTCTTTAGCTTGATTAATAACCTTCATTTGTTGCATGTTCCAATCTTCAGCAAGAAGTTTATCGTCTGTTTCGATACTATTTTGCCTATTCTTTTCATCTTGCAATCTCGCTTCACGAGTTATCCATTCTTCTGATACAGCATATCTCTGACTAAATTCTTGAAAAGAAAAACTACGATGTCTTAGTATTTGTCTACCAATATCTCGCGTGGTTTTTATTTCAATTGTCATAGAAACAATCTCAAAAGGAGACCAATGTTCATGCTTAATTAAATAAGCAAGTAACTTTGGTGCAGTTTTGGCATTCGCCTGATTCTCTGGGTTACTCACCCTAGCCGCATATGCAATTAATTCATTTGCGGAATGACAACCAGTTGAAGCTGAAGGCTGGGTCAAACCAACCAGACTCACTTGTGGTTCCATAATTATTTTCCTAGTTTATGATTATTACCTTCGATTGCGGATAATAAATCCTCAATCATCGCTTTTTTGGTTTTCCTTCGGTCAAGCTTAATACCTTTAGCTTCACCAAATTCATCGATTTTTGCTTTAGTTAATTTCTGCAATTCCTCGATTTTAAACATGTCGGTAGTCACACCTTCTACATACTTACCATCTTTTGTGATGGCAGCAACCTTCTTAGAAGGTTTAGCAGCAGGCTTTGATTCAACTGGTTCTGAAGGTTTCAGATATCCAATAATCAACGCAACCGCGACAATTACACCAAAAACAGCTAGGTAAATATATTCTTGTTCACTCATATTTTGCTCCTAACATTTTTTCCATTGGTTTAACAAAAACTTGGCAGTCAATCCACTATGTGTATTACTACTAATAACATCGCGTACATCTATACCATCGTTCACCATATCATTTATATCTTTTTGAACAATCGTTTCTGGCCATATGACAACATTATAATCCAAGTCAACATATTTTTCAACCAGTTTAACAACATCTTTGTTTCTAGGTTGATTGTCGAATACAACTGTAATCTTATCACGGTCTAGGTTCAACTGTTCAATTTTGTTGAAGGATGTTCCAGAACAAGCAATACTGTTTTCAAGAAACAAACTGTCTATCGGGCCTTCAACAACCGATATGGGTTTAGACTTATCAACTTTATCTAAACCGAATACTGTAGGTGCATCCTCTTTAACTTTAACTAGAATATACCTAAGCGTTTCCCCTCTCATAGCCCTCAGCGACACCGACATTAACTGCCCATCATGGTCAAAGAAGGGGATGACCAATCTGGGTTCTTCCGTTACAATCGATTTTATGTATTTGTCGTTGAGTTGTACTATATTTTTTATGTTGTCAATATAATAAAGTCGATCCCATTTATCATTTGGGATATTTCTACTTTTCACATATTGAACTACTTCGTGGTCATATGGAAGTGTGTCCACCGCGTCCACGAGTTTATCAAATAAACTAAATTTTGGTGTAAATTTGGGCGGTTCTACTGGTTTATCATCGAACAATTTATGTCCGTTTGGAGTCCAGTTTGCACCTTTTGGTTCCCAATTTTTGTTCTCATTCTCACCGAATTTTTCAAGACAATATTCTTTATGAGTAGTCGGTGCGAGTTCTTTGAGAACAGTATTCATGCTAGCACCAA